TTAAAACATACTCAGCTCCGACAGGAAGCTGCTCTGTCACTACGGATACGCTTCCGTCATAAGTAGAGGCTGCGATTGTAATGTAACCGCTTTCAGAGTTAGAAGAAGGAAGTAAGTCGTTAACAAGACCCGAGTCGCGAACGTAAATTGCACTACGGACACTGGGATTGCTTTCGATGGCGGCGGCAATTGCGCTTGAGATGGCAGCGGAAATTTTCCGGTTGTTCACTTCGTCCCCAGAGACGTAATCAACAGGGATAACTGCAGGTACTCCTAACCACTCTCCCTCGGAAGTGTAACCGGTGGAACCGTCTCCGGCCACAAGTTTCAAGCCATTGAGTACAAGTTGGGCATAAACCACGTCCCCGGCTTGTAAAGAGGAGGGGAGACCCGAGTTGCTAATTTTCGACCCTGAGGGTAGAATCTCAATTTCTGCGATCTGGTTCGGAGTACCAACTCTTACAACCCTAAGGTCACCAACTTGCGCATTAGAGAAGAAAGCATTAATGCAATTGTAGCTTAGCAAAGGAATACGGGTTTCTGGTACTCTTCCTACGAGAATTTTGTAGTCGGATAGAGAAGATACCGGGACCGGTTTGTTGAACGGGAAGCGTGTGGTTGGAACGTTTTCCTCTGTTTCCACCAACAAATAGGTAGTGTTAAAGGGGGCTATTCCTGCTGAAGCTACGTTACCAACACGTTCGTTGATATATGTACCTGGAGCACCAGGGACTATTCCGGTGCCGAATGAAAAAGTTGCCATTTTTGTTATGCTCCTCCTTTTCCTTACCTCTGTGCCGGCGAGGATAAGTCCGGCGGTGGTGCCCGTGGGCCAGAAGTTTAGGGTGTATACCCCTGTATTTTACCCTACAAGTCCTGTTACAACTTCCGAGCTATCCGTTGACCAACCGTTCAACCTGCTCACCTCCCTGAGACTTGAGCGGCTGTATGAGGATAGAGACAGGTAGTATTCTTCCTCACTAAGGAATGGGTAAAAGTCTAGAACTTCTTGCCCCGAACTCCTACCAAAAACAGGGGACTGTTGCGATGAACCAGCCCCTGAGATTGTAGTTCCTCCAACTAGAACTGTTCCAGAGGGAGGTAGTTCAACTACCGACCATCTGGGATTGTTGTCTAATACTTGGCGATAAGAAAGAGAATCTGAGTAAAACCCATACCCTAACTTCCTCCAAGTAATTCCAGGTTGGAAGACTAGAGTGTTCACGATTTAGCTTGTCTAAGTGCACGAGCCATCAGAGCAGCTCCGGCTTCGGTGCCTCTGGATAGCGAAAATCCTGCTTGTTCCGCAATTTCTTTTACCTCTTTCTGAAGTTGGGCGGAAGGCACAAAGGGATCTACCTCTTCGGAAGATCGTTTCGAGAGTTTTTCCTGGATTGATGCTTCGATGGCTTCTTTGCTCTGCTTTTCTTTCAGCGGAGTAGTGGCCGAAGTTGTAAGTTCTACGGCCGCCGGTTCAGACCCGGCAGGTTCTTCTACCGGGTCTGTAACCACTGGGTCAGCAGAAAAACTTTCATCTTCCTTAGAAGTTTCGCTCGGGGTTTCAACCCAAGCCTCATTCACGTTTGGTGTTGACGGGTTGTCACCGACAAATTGACCTTGTTCGTTTTTAGCGCGAGATTTTGTCATAGTTAGTTAAGAATGTGTTTCCAGGCAATGCCTGAGAGTTTTTTAAGAGATGTATCAGGTACACCCATCCATGGCCTTGCAGCCATTTTTTTAGTGCCGAATTGATGGTAAGGACCAACACTGGTTGTTAAAACCTCAAAACGGTCATTCTTTAGACTCGTTCGGACTTTTGCAGTGTCTTGCATTTTTCCTGTTGCCCTTAAGATTGGCTGCTCACCGTACCTTTTCTTCTTCCACGCTCTGTACTGGTTTGTAAGAGGTTTCCAGGGTCGTCCGTTCGGTTGTGTTTGGTTTCTCCAAAAGGGCTTGTTTTCGTTCAGAAGTATAGGAGCCCATTCTAACTTTGTAGGCTCCCACCAGTTGAGGTTGAATAGCTTTACCCCAAAGTTCGTCTTAGTACTTAACGTGAACATTAGCGTCTCCTGCCCTTTGAGTTTTTAATGGCGTCTTGCTGTTCTTCCGCCACTTTTTGGTTGATCTCAATCATGCGCTTTATTCGCGTCATGGGTTGAACTTCCAGCCAGTCTATACCCCCGTCCCACCGTTGTTTGTTTAAATGAAAAGCAATTTCCATCCAACTTTCGGGGGTTAGGATGCTTTCGTCTAGTATATTATTTGATACCCACACAGTAAAGGTTTTAAAGTCCCTTGCGGGCATGAATTCTAAACTTTCAGGGTTAGAAATAAGTCTTGATATTAGCTTGAGAGCACCTTCCCCCTTGTCCTGTAAAATTCTAGCAAATAAAAAGTCTTTCGGGGAGATATCTCGTATGTGAACTGGCTTGTTAGAATCTACAATCACCCGGAAGGAAAAGTCTTCGAGTTCCTCTATCTCTATTTTGGGTTTTTATCTTCCTCCTCCTCGCCACCATTAGCTTTCTTTACAAGTTCAGACACGACTTTTAAATCTCGGGCACCCATGTCGGCTACTTCATCGAAAGTTACCTTCACGGGTCCTACATTCAGCCTCTCGACTAGGTAAAAACTCTGACGAGTTTCTCCATACTTAGCCAGATCTTCTTCCATGTAGATAAGGTCGCGACCGGTCATTTCACGGATTGTAATTTCTCTTCCATCTGACAAAGTTGCACTGAAAGTCTGAAGATTGGAGATAGACTTTGGTTCTAAAGGTTGGTTGGGTTCGGTTGTTACTGAGCGCATGGTTTGTGTAGTATCAATGCTGCTCTAGTTTTACCCTACTTTCGATCAAGTCGGCCTCAAGAGAAAAGTCCCCCTGTCCAGCTGGAAGGGATACGAATAGACTATTGGCAATTTTCCAACTCAACTCAGCACTTTCTCTGTCCCCCAACTCTATTCTATCGTGAACATCTTCAATCCAACTTTTTATGACTTCTTTTCTGAAGTCAGGGTTAAGGGGCAGAGGGAAGGGCATCTTTTTTCCGTTTTAACTTACGGGGTTTCTGCTTCATGAGAACATTTTCGACTGCACTCATAACTATGTTCGGGGTCATATCAGAAATTGTTTCTTCGGTAAAGGAGATAGACTTTTCGCCCAGTCCTGCAATGAATTGTCTGGTCAGACTATACCAATAAGTACGAACGGAGTTCTCTCCTCTATCGGCAATTAGAGCTGTCACCGCTTTTATAAGGACTCGGCTGGATAAGTAAGTTCCAAGTCTGGTGTCAGGATACAATTTTAGGTAGAGACTGATTTTGTATGGAAACACGGTCGGGTCTTGGTAGTCTTCCTCCGGAAATTTCCATTTTCCACCTTCTACCTTAAAATATAAGTCTGTTGACGGATGTACCCAGATGGAACCTTCCGTAAATTCCCCTGAGGGAGGGTGATTAAAATTTCTCTTTTCTTCACCACTCTTAGAGTCAACCTTACTTTCTACACTTTCTACAAAGTGATTACGTTTGGAAATGTTCGGAATAATACCTGCATTAGAGTATTTCTCTAGATCCGAAATTGAAGTGTTTGGATCATTTAACCACTCTAGAAAATTGTCGCAGTCTTTCAGAAATTCTGCAGGATTCAGAGGGTCAAGATAGGATGAAACTTCTTTAGGAGGGAGGTTACCATAGGGGTTGTACATTATTCAACTTCTCCTTACCGTTAGAGTGCCCGAAGCATGATAACAGCGTCTCGTTCTGAAAAGTATTCTTGAGAATACAAGCAATCGACGGAGGAAGGGATAAACTTGTCTTTCTTGTCGTACGGGACAGGCCACCAGTACATCCCTACCTTCGTCTTGCAAGGAAAGATGTCTGCTGATCGAACTCTGGGCTTTTTAACTTTGGTGTGTTTCTTCATTGTTTGTCTCAAATTAAACTTTTTTGAATAGCGTCGTACCGAATTTTCAACTTGTCAATAGCACCGATCTCGCTAAGCTCGCTCATTGAGTATTCGACGCCGTTCGGCTCCTCAGACCCTCTTAAATTGGAGGGTGTCACAGTACACTCCTTGGGAGACTTTCTGAGCCTGTAGTCAATAGCTACAGAGGAGAAAAATGCCCTGCTAAGGGGCAGTTCCGGAATGTTCACAGAACTATGGAAGTATGCCCAAGTGTACAAGTGAGCAATTTGAAACACTACAGCAAACTGCTCTGCGTATCTTTCAGGCGTCATGAAGTGCAGTTCGTCATGAATACTGATGATGAAACGGTAGGGAATCTTAAATTCCTCCGCCAACCATGCGACTGCGGTTAGCGTGATGGAAAGAATCTCAGCACCTGAAGCTTGAATGGTCCAGTTAGTTCGACCCGTCTTAAAGTCGTTTCCGACCGCAGCAGGGCGCATTGCAGTTGAGATCTTGGTACCCAAACACGGGAGCTGAGGAACTTTCGTTCTCATAGAAATTTGTTCCATCAAGTTGAAGGCACCTGAGTCAGAGCCTCCCTCGTAAGTCCCATTTGACAACACTCCTTTCTTCGAAGACAAAGCTTTCAGGGCAAAGTCTTTGACTTCTCGCTCTTTCTTTTCAGGGAAAGTTCTCCGAATCGGAGTGCTGAGGGCTCTTACACTTCCCCCGTATAGGGTTGCGAAGCCAACGATCTTGCTAAGATCTCTCGCTTTTTTCAGAAGTTTGTCTTTCTTGTCGTCAATGGGACAAAGCCAATAATCACTGAATTTTACGCAACCGGGGGTTGTCAGAGGCTCAGTCTCAAACTTGTAGCATACACCCAGCTTTCTATCCCAAACGAGACCTTTATACAGCTCAGGAAGAATGGCTCTAGCCAAAGCTGTGTGCGGATCTGTTCCGTTTTCCTTCGAACCGGACAAGACGTTATAACCCATCGGAGAGCAGCCGACGAAGCCTCCCTCCCATTTATCGCTGTAGATGGAAGCAATTTGAAGTTCTTGGCCATCGTAGTCAGCGCTCACGATTTTCCACCCTTCTGGTGCCTGGACCCTAGTTTTCAGCTCGGTCCCAATGCGCCAGTTCTTAGTAGAGCACATTGTTGCCATGAGACTCTCGACCGTTCTTCGTGTAACGGTGCCGTGACATAGAATTTCGGGCAGAGTAACAAGGGTGTCAGTGCCGTGAGGGTTCTTGACATTAAGGAAAATCCTATCCATCACACGCTTACGAACGGATGTCCAGTATGAGATTGAGTTGGAAATGTCAAGTGCTCTTTTAGCTTCGGGTAAATCACTTCTCAGTCTGCCTGTTTCCATGTCTTGAACGAAGTCTTTTGACAGGACACCTCCGCAGTTATCCCCGTTACCTTTCGGGTGAGGAATTTTTGTAAGTTTGTGATTCTCGTCGTAATAGCACCACCCGTCTTCCTTGGTGAGAACCATGTGGGACCCTTCGTACTTAAGCCTCAATAGCAAGTGGGCCAGTTGAGACTTAACGCCGATGTGTTGCTCAGGATCCTTTATGAAAGGGCGCATCCAAGTTGGGACCCAGGCATACTTACCTTTTCGACTTGCTACCTCCCAGTTAAGTTGGGACACCCAAGGGTCAAGCTTCACCCAGGCCGTAGCTTGCCTCAACCCTTCCTCAGGATCTTCCTCACTTTCGACGATTCCTTTCCACTCTTCATATGTCTTCCAAACAAGTTTTCTACACAACTCAGTCATTTCCTGGCTATGCTCGTGAAAAACTTTCTCAGTGTTACGGATCCACTCAGCCCAGTCATCCACTAGAGGGACAACGGAACCGTTTAAGTGGTAATGTCCGCAAAGACCTACCATAGAAGGGGTACTGTCAAGGTATTTAGGCCACAGAGCTTGGAAAAGTTCTGCCGTGTAAAACGCGTCTCTTACGGCATACTCAACTGCTTTTTCAAGAACAGCAGTAATTTGAGAAATGTGTGTAGCATCTACGAAGATGTCTCGGACTTTTTTGTCCCCTTGGTTCAGCGGCCTAACTGTCTCGTCTCCGAAGTACTTCCTAACCTCGTATACATGGAAGTTGTAACATTGAACAAGACTGTTCGTGGAACCCTCGTCGAGCCACTTCGGTGCATACCTCAACTTTCTCTTTTCTTCTTCTGTTAGGTTATCGGGGTCTTTGGCAGCAAGAAGGTATAACCACCGCTGTCCCGAGGCCAGTCCGGAAACACCTATATGCGCCGACAAAGTATCGAAGTAGAAGTTTTCAGGTTTGTTTCGATCAAGCGAGTAACCTTCTCGGGACCGCACTCGGTCGTAGCTAATGTTGTGGACCGCTACAATCCTGTTTTCCCCAATAGGGATAAGGTCTCGTTGGTCCCACTGCTCTTCCGGCAGGGTAGGATCTATGAGTTCGGACGCTAGCCAAATATAAGTCGCCTTTTCACTAAGGGCAGTGCCGATGACGGGGAATGCCCCTGCTTTCACGAAGGTTTCTGTGTCAAATGTGAAGGCTTCTTCTGTGGGGAATGGCACAGACTCTCTTAGAAACTTGCCTTCTTCTTCAAGCCACTCGTAGCGTGTCCAACCGGCTTGATAAACAAAGTCTGAAGTTGACGGGAGTTTCGGAAGTACGCACTTGGACAGACTGTCTCCAAGTTCTTTATACACCCCTACTTGCTCTGTTGCAATTCTCTCAAAGTGCTCGTGCAAAGAATCACCCTTCAAACTAGGTAGTGGCAGCGGGCCATCATACAAGTTATCAGGGTGATCTACTGGAACTGAGATGTCGAATTGCTTCAGAAGGCTCTCGGCCTTGCGTCGAGCAGAGGTACTCATGGGCGCCATCTTTTCGTCGCCAAACACTTTCTGGTGAAGAGTGCTTGAAAGGACAGGATATCCGAGTTCGCTGGTTCTCATGTCGTTTGATTGTTCTGGTTTAATTTAGCTTGGTTTAGGGTGTGGTAAACTCAGGTCTTTTATAGGGTAACTGAACCTACCCTGGATCCGTGTTATCGAGTTCTGGTGAGCCGAACTTAAACATCTTCAAGTCAAAAGCCCTGACCCCACTACTATTGTAAACTTCGTCTTTATGCGCTCTGTAGATCTCGTAAGCATCGAACACGGGGGAAAAGTGAATCGGTCTTTCTCCTGGCTCATCTCGCCACATTAGAATCTCTACAAGGGATAAAGGGACATCGGAGTCCCACTCTTCGTCTCTCTCACCATAAAGTAAGGGGAGAGCGTCGTTCCTCCACCAGTCCGTAACTTGGTAGATGTACTGCTCCCACGCTTCCGGGTCTGTAACATGGGTTTCACAGTTTTCTCTCAGGTAAGCAACATATTCTTTACCCCGGTTGATAACTACTTGAGAAGACTCGGGTAATTTTTGGATGAAGTAAGCAGGGTCTTCGGAAGAAACAACCCTTTCGATTATGGCAGGGAACAGAAAAGCGTAACTCATGAGGCGAAAGTCATCTGCGCCTTCGCACATGTGTCGAAGTAGACACTCAAAGACGGCTAGAGTGGAAGCTATACTAAGCTCTGTTGGATCTTCCTGAGAGTCCACAACGGGGTTAACTTCTTTCAAATGCTTCCTAAGTTTCGAAAGTTCGAGTTCGAGTCGGCGCACTTCCCGTCCTTTTTCTCGTTCTAGTTTGGCTTTATAGATTTCGGTTTGGGTGAGCAATTTGTCGAATTTGGACTCAATCTTTTCAACTTCGGTACCAAGTTGCTCAACGCTAATTTTCAGGTTTGATAGTTTTTTCTTGAGTGAAGAGACCGAGGATCTCATGCTATCGGTCGCAAACACTATATTATCTAGCATGGTTGTTTTCGCTTTAAAGGGGTCGAACTTCGGCTTCTAAGTGATCAGTGTCAGGGTCTACTATCGTTATAGTAAACGCATATTTTTTGTTCGGGTCTGAGCGAAGGTGGAAACTTCCGGAAAAACCGTCTTTAGAACT